CCAAGCGTCTTTGCAATCTCTCCGCCCACAGGTAGCGCGCTTAACAAAGCCTGCTTCCAGTTGCCTTCACTTGCCGCATACAGCGCATTGATGGCTTGTGCAAATGGGGCAACCCCGGGGATAAACGAAGCAATCGCTAAGAACGGCGCAAGGGCCCCCATATCACTGCTAGACGCGCCAGTTGTGTAAAAGATTGGGTTGCCGTCCTTAAACTGGACGTTGTAGCCGGTGTTGCCTTTACCCCTGAACGTACCAGACCATGAGTTACCACCCGTGCGTTCGGCATAATTGGATGCCTTGGATAGTAATTCACCAGTGACTTTGTTACCAGCGGCTGTGCTAGTCTGGGTAACTATTTTTCCATTTTTATCTTTTGTTAATTTTGATGAGTCAACTGGTTCAAGGTAGCTACCATACTCACCACCATCCCTAGAAATACCATACACAGATTCAAGTTTTGCATCCTTGGGAACCGCAACCATACGCATTTCAGGGTATTCGTAATCTCCGCCGTCTCCAGAACTACCCGTTACCATTTTCCCTGTAGGCTCGTAAATATAACTAGAAGTTTTGCCGTCCTCATCAGTTTGGGTGCGAATTTGTTTCCCGTTGTACGTCTTACCAATTTCTTCTACAGGCGAATAAACAGGAATTTCACCAACTTGGCGAATGTCAGTAATACCAGCCGCAACAAGGTTCTTGGCCATGTCTTCAGTCATTGCATCCAACGATCCAAAGCCGCCCTTCTTACCGCCCCTAGCACCACCTTGGTAGTACTGTTCTGTACCAGCGGCTTGCTGGGCTTTGAGCTGATCAAGAACTGTACTAACAGCAATAGGGTTCAGGCTTTCAAACTTCTTCCCGCCATATTCACCAGAGTAATCTTTAGCCGCTTTGTCGCTAAACTTCTGTAAAGCCGCGCCGTAAATTCCACTAACAGCTGGGTTGGTCTTGAGCTCTTCAATCTTAGCCCTAATGTCTGCCGCCGACATTTTGGTGTCGTTCATCAAAGATTCAAGTGTCTTTGGCGCTTCTTTAACAGGGTTTAAGTAATCCTGAACGGCTTTGACTGTAGTGTTTCCAGCCTTGGCAAGGTCTTCGTCTGTGACTTTGTACTGGCTTTGGAGTGCCAGCATGGTCTTGGCTTTGTTAGCTTCAGCTTCGGACAGGGCTGTAGTGTCTGTGCCAGCCTTAGTTTTAGCCTCATCAAAACCCTTGGCAAGGTTAGCCAAACCCTTGTCGTAAGCATCGAACAGGGTATCCACCCCGTCTTTTTTTAAGCCAGAGTACTTGGCTATCTCATTTGCATCAAGGCCGCGAGTGCGAGCTTCATTCTTGATGGTAGCTATCTCATCAAACGTAGTGCCCTCATCTTTGGCCAGTGTGGTGGTAATGAAGTCCTTGATCTGGGTGCCGTATTGCTTACGATATGCGTCAGCAGCTGTCTTGCCAAATGCTTTATCAATAGCGGCATCATCCATGCCAAATTGCTGGGCAGTCTCAAAAATCTTATTATTCTTGTCAAAAGCCGACAGAGTTGTATCTTTAGCAATGTTGTCTGTAATAGACTTAAGGTAAGTCGGAGCTACATACTTTGAATATGCGTCATCTTTTTTGTTTGTCAGCAAGTCGTTGATAACGGTCTGGAACTCTTGTCTAACCTGATCTGGCGTTGAACCAGTATCAAGCTTCTGTTTCCAGTAATCAAACCCACCTTGATCAATTTGACTTACATCCGTACCAATACCAGTCCTGCCAATTGAGGCGTAAAGGTCATTAATGAGCTTTGGCCTATTGGCTATCTCGGTACCTGCGGCTGTTTTAAATGAAGCCGCTTCATTGGCGTCAACAGTATCGCCAAAGCTTTTCTTCCAAAACTCCAAACCATCCTTTTCACCTTCGCGGCCAAGAAGGCTTCTGTATAGCTCTTCGACAGTGGTGGGTGGCGCAACAGCCGCCTTTGCGGCAACGGCTGTGTTATTGACTGTCGCCGGAGAAAACCCAATATCTTGCTTAACATCAGTTGCGCTTGTGTCAATTGCTTTTGCTGCAAGAGAGGCAATACCATCAGTTGAGCTAGCTAGCCGATTGCGCTCTGTCTTAATGATGTCTTGTTGAATTTGATCTGGCGTTAAAGCTGCATTAGATGCTACTGGGGTGTTAAGCCCAGCAATAGTATTTGCTAAATTAACACCAAGCGCGTTATATGTGCTTCCACTGGGGTGAAGAGTGTCGCCTGTATTGGTGTCAAAAACGTCAGCCCTACCACTTGTAAACGCAAATTTATCATCTAAAGCGGAGCCGGTAGAGTTTGCAACGTCACGAATAACATCTGCATAAGCCCCAACACTACCACCATAACTAATATCTGACCCAACAGCATTAGGCGTTTGCAAAATAACCTGTTTACCCGCTGCTTTTGCTTGATTAACCGCATTAAGCAAATTAGCTCTAAATGTTTCTGGGTTTTCTCCGCGAGAAGCTTCATTCAAACCATAGTTCAAAACAACAATACCAGCATCGCTTGCAAGTGTGTTTGCCCAATTATTACCAGTTCCTTTTGCACCAGTTAACAAATCACCAACAGTCGTGCTATTTACGCCCAAGTTATTGACGGTATAACCTGCTCCCAAAGTATTTTGGGCAGAGGTAACCATGTTGTCAGTAAGTTGATTACCAGCGTTATAACCATATGTTGTGGAGTCACCTAAAGCAACAACATTGTTATTATTTAAACCTGATACGTTTGATGTAGCGCCCGTAGCCGCCACATTTCCAGTATTTGCCACACTTCCTGTAGCCGCCACATTTCCAGTATTTGCCGCGCCTAGAGTCGCCGCATTTCCCGTAGTTGCTGCATTTGTATTAACAAGGTTTGGAGCAAGTTGCTGTTGCTCTGTTGCTGGACGCCTAGCTAATTCTGCTTGAGCAGCTTGCATAAAACTGGCTTGTTCTGCTGCATCAACATCCCCGCCAAAAGCATTCTGCCAAAACGCCAATCCACCCTCATCAGGAGCGCGGCCAAGGATCTGCGTGTATAAATCATTAACCGTCATGGGCGGTGGAGCCGCTTGAGCTGATGATGCACCTAAAGCGGTTGAACCTCCAAGCGTTGTATCTTCAAATACATTTCCACTGGATTGTTGTTGTCCAAAATTAAGAGCCATTATCCGACCTTCCAATTAGTTCCATCTGAGTAAACGGGCACGGCTACTGCCCCGCCAGTCACAACGGTAGCCCCAAACGTTGGGCCTAAAGCATCTGTTACAAAAGACCTTGCGCCCTTACCAGAAGTGACCGCGCTGGGTAGCGTAGCCACAGTGTAATTAACCAAGGGAGGCACTACGCCAGAAGTCATTAACTGAGTTGTTAAAGCATCAAGCCTATTAAAATACAGACGCAAAATGTTTAGCATCTGATCAAAATACACACGGTCGTATTCCGTTGGAGGCAACGGCAGATTAGGCGCGGCTACCTTGTTTAGTTCAAAGTCGGTGGTAACAAGAAAGCTCATCGTCTGCCGTCCGGTCTGATGTCAATACGGGTAGCACCCAACTGCCATGTTGTTCCAAGGTTGTCTGAACTAACCTTCAAGATTAACTGCCTGCCCCGCACACGGGTATTAATTTGGCCTGTAAAGCCTTCAGTCACTGTGTACTGAGCGCCCGTTAATTTATCTACATCTTTGTTTACCGCTGTACCTGTGCCAGAACCGGAGTTCTGCATAGGATACAAAGTGTACGTAACTTGCGGAGTTGGAGAAGCGTCTGAGCCTGAGAACGTTAAGTCAGGCAGCATTCTCCAAACAAAACCAAAGTGCTCGCCATCTTCAATGTCAAACTCTGAGGATGAGATGTAAGCCTCAATACCTGCGGGCGTACCTGTCTCATTATTGTCTAAGCCAAACTCTTGATCGACCAAGTTGTAGTTGTACGTAGCGGCAATAGGAAAGTCTCTTAGGCCAGAATCAAGCCAAGCTGTGCGCTCCATAGTGCCGTAGTACCAGATTTTTTCAAGGTAGTTGTACACCACATAACGATTAGCAATCAAGCTACCAGCCGCGCAGTAGAACCACCAGACCTCGTTAAAACCCTCGTTAGTGCCTGCAAACACTTGCTGGTTTTGCTGGAGATTAATGTCCTGATAGATGTACCTACGAAGATCACAGCTTAATGTTTGTAAGCGTCCATCGTAGATATAGAACTTGTCTACGCCCATCCAATACACCACGCCAGAAGCCTGTGCCGCCGCATTTTGACCGAGGATGGAAATGTTGTCACCCATCAACTGACTAGACCAGACCACGGGTGGGCCAATGTACTGTAAGGAATAGATAGCTGAATCAGTCCAAACCAAGATCTCTTGGCGGGTCTGAACGGCAGTCACAATGCTAGAGCCGTGCGACAGCTGCACACTACCGGCCTGATTAGTAGCAGAAGGTGTCCAATTAACCACAGACTCCTGATCCGACCAGCGAATCAACATGGGATTTTGTGTAGTAGATCCTAGATCATTACAGCCAAAGGCAAACACAAAACGACTAATGTCAGATACAAATACAAAGTTCTGAATGATTGGGCAGTCTGATGCGCCCGCCAGACTTACGATATCTATACCGTTAGGCATGATGTAGTGATCGCCAGACTGCGTTCCTGTCGTGGTAATAGCCGCGCCGCCAACAGTGGCTGCTAGGTTAAATGTATTGCCACTAGAGTTAATGACGTAGTAAATGGTTCCGGGAGACAAACCTGTAGGCAAAGCAGCAGGATAACCACTGTTTGTAAAGATGACTGGAGAGCCATTAGGCAAACTATAAGCAGCCGTAACCACCGCAGGAGAGGCTATAGTAATTGAAGCCAAAGCAGGGTCTACGCCATAACCAGCATCCCAATAATAGATTGGGCCACCACGGAAACCATAAACCAAATCTTCACCAAAGTTGTTTTGGCTCCATAGACGAAGAGCAGAGGTAGACGTACCGCCAAATCCCCAAGTTCCTGCGCCCCATGTACCAGCGCCCCAGCCTGCCAGTGGAATCTCGTATGGATCACCTACGTTGATCTGATAGATAGCGTTTACAGTCGTTCCACCACCAGCCGCTACAGTAGAAGTTGCAGCCGTAGCAGATACGATTGTGTAGGTATTAGCGTCAACGTAAGTAATTTGATACTCACCGTTTAAATCAAGGCCACCTACGGGAGCTACGTTACTAAACGTTACAAAGTCACCCGTGATTGCGCCGTGGGCTGCGTCTGTAACTGTAACTAGGGTAAGCAGGTTAGTTGTGGCAAACGGGTTACTTAGGATAGCCGAAGCGCGAATAGGCGTAATATCGTTGTACTCACCACCTAGTTCAAGGTAAAACTTTAAGTTAGTGCCTACACCAATTAGGTTTAAGTTGTCTAGCGTGATCCAGTTCCATAAGGAACGGCACAGACCTTGGAATGTAGACGCAGATATACGTGCCCAGCCACCAATCTTTTCAGGCGAGCCTTGGCGGAACCGCACTTTGTCGGACTCATACCAGCCACCTTCGTTGGTATAACGGGTGTTCTCCCGGTTAACTCCCGGTTTCAGTATAAGTTTTTTAAGTGCCATAGCTTATTTTCCCATCAATTTGGGTGTGCATCAAGCATACAGCCGAGTGCCTTGTTTGTCGATGATTAACGCTTGTTTTCTAGGTGCTCGGCTGGGCTCGTTTGGAATGCTCAAATGCGTCCAACGATCAAACTCACGTATCACTTGGTCGTAAGGTAAACCAGAGGCAATGATGGTTTTGACTACTTCATCTGGTG